CCTTTAGAATATACTCTATCAGATGGATCTTTATGACTCATTACTATATAGCCTTTTTTGTTTTACCATTCCATTGACCATAATCTACGTAACTCGTATTGTGTATATAATAAATAGAACCATCTTTATATGATGTTTTAAATTTTTCAGCCTGAGGATACATCTTAAGAAGTGCTTCTTCCCACTCTTCTTTATCCGTAAATTCCTTTTTACCCTTTGCATCAACATCCTCAACTATTATAGAATAGGGGCCTAACTTGTTTTCGGTCAAGAATTGCTTGAAGTTAAAATTGTCTGCCATTTTATTTATTTTAGTCCGTAAGGTATTCCTAAAACTCCATGAACTGCTTTTCGAAACGCTTTTTGCGATTCTATTTGAATGGCTTTCATTACCACGTCTTGTAGGGCAGGGTTGCCTTTCAATAGAGGTATTTTTCCGTTGTCTTTGCTGTGAAAGAACGCGCTGAGCTGTATCATCATGTTCCCTTCGTCGTCTATGTCTAGCTTTACTGATGGAACATCGTCAATTGGATTGGGATCTTCCATGTAGTTTAGCTCGCTTTCATCTATTTGAGATGCTAATACTTTCGCAAACGATTTCACGTCAAAGACGGGTTGTCCGTACAATTCTACGGTTTCATCATTGATATCGATATATATAGCGCCATCTTGATGAGATAGATCTAATATGAGAGTATCGTAATTTTTACCGATAGCAGTACCACCTCTAATCTTTTTACCAGACTTCTCTGCCCAATTAGCAACTTTATTTACAAGAGCAGATACTCCTTTTCTTTTTGCAAATTTAGCTACATTATCTGGTACGTAAGCAGCTTCGTTAATCTCTTCTTCCATTCTAGGACCGTAATCGTCATCTGGATTGTCTGAACCATAGTCATCGTCTTCTTCGTCTGGATAAGATTCATCGATTTCAGAATCTTCGCTTTCTATTGATAAAGCTTCTGCTCTACGAATAGCTTTCTCAAGCATTTCTACGTAAACTTGTTCGTATTCACTAGGATTGTGATTTTGTATTTCTTTTTGAAGCTCTTCAAATCCAGTCAAAACGTCGTCGTAGTCCTCTTCGTACATCGCTGCTTCTATGTTACTCATAATATCAAGCGCGTGTAGTTTAAAATCTGTCTTTAGGACCGAAGATGTTTCTAAACTACTTTGAATATCGTGCATGATCGTATCCAAATTAGTTTCATCGTAGTCTTCTTTTAGAAGTCCTGCGATTTTTTGGAGTTGTTTTATTTCGTTTAGTTGTTGTTTCATACTAAAGATTTTTCATTTTTTTGTAAGCTTCTGCGATACTCATCTTTATAGACTCCATCATTCTAGAACATGATTCACACTCGTTCTCTTGAAGTCCTGACTTAAGACTCTTGGCGTACTCTAGTATGCCATTGACCTCTTTCAACTTTTTCTTTACTAACTTTGTAGCTTCTTTTAGTTGTTGAGATTCATTTCTAACTTTTATATCTTTCTTGAATCCCTCTTTAAGATTTTCGTCTTTGTCTTTTTCTATTTTTTCTACATTATTAGGAAACATAGGAGTATTTGGTCTTTTGTAAGTGGATCCTCCACCTGTTGTGATATCTACTATGACTTGATCTTCTTCGAATCCTGTAACTATTCCTCGTCCGTCTTTTAGATCTAATACTTTAACTTCGTCGCCGATTTTAATTTCTTTGCCGTTTGCGTCTACTCCTTTAGTTAAGTCTCTTTCGAAAAGTTGCTTGTATATGAATCCTCCTTTAGAAGGTCGATTAGGAATCGAAGGAGCATCTTTCCATCCCCACTTTTTTTTCATATACACTTTGGCTTTGCCTGCTGCTAGTTTTGGTTCTTTGTCTTTACTTTCTTGAAGTTCTGCGCCTTTATATTGTTTTGGCTTAGCATGTAGACTTGGAAGATAAGCTCCAGCTCCACTTGTGGTAGATCCTATTTGCTCATCTATATCTTTAATCTCTTCAAAATCTTCTCCCTCGACGTATCCTGAGCTCATGGATAGATCAACAAATCTATCGTAAGTGTATCTATCCAAAATATATTGATCGTCTACCGTGTGATCCAGATTGTCTGAGAAATATGTAACTAGTAAAGAGTTTAGTTGGTCGTTTTTGACCACAAACACAACGTCTTGTTCAGGATTTTCTGACAACAAGTGTTGCATGTCGAATTGTATGCTCATTACTTTTGTACCTTTTTGATTTCGTTGATTAGGTCGTAGTATTGTAATAAAGTAGCAACCGCGTCGTCTTTAATAGACTCGTTTTCTTTTATAGGTTTGATTAGTTTTGCGACTTCTTTTAATTTTATAGAAGTAGTTTGATCGTCTACTATTTTAGATAGATCTACTATTTGAGATTTAACGTGATTCAATTTTTCATTTATGAATATCTTTAGATTCTTCGTATCAGATATGTTATTAATGTACTCTTTTAGTATATTCTTTTGATCTTGAGAAAGTCCAACATATTTCTTATTGAATTTTTCTACTAAAATCTTGTAAGCTAATAGCCTGATCTCTTTGTCTTGACTCATGAACTCTTGTAAGATCTGGGCCGAAGCTGGTTTGTCGTTCATTTGCTCTCCGCAAATGTGTTCGAGCATCGTTATTTTGCTGCTTACTATCTGGTTTACGTTCGATTTGTTGTTCTGAGACTCTAGAACGATGTATATAGAAGCGTAAGGTTTGTAATTGTCTATCTTGGCCTTAAAAAAGTTGTCCAAATCGTAGCTATTCTTGATCTCTCTGATCAAATTGTACTTCTCTCTCTTAAGCTTTTCGTAGTCCAACTTCTTGTACTCTTCTATGAGAGTGTTCATGAAGATTTCTGCCTTAGTTTCGTTGAGTTTTTCGGTATTTATGAACGCGTTATAGAGATTGTACTCTTTTCCGAGTTCTGTTCCAGTGAAGTACTTCTTGAGTATTTTTACCGCTTTTGAGTCCTTATTTTGCAAGAGATCGGCAGTCGTTTGCCTAACGAGAAGTTCGAAAAGTATGCCCGGATTTCTAAATTTAGAGTGCTTTAGTGCCATGTTGAATATAAAAATTCCTGTTTATAAATATATAGGGCCTAGTCTAAATTATCAATGATGTTATCTTCGTTCAAAACGTCGGGTTGTTCGAACAATTTTGTTTTTCTAGCCGGAAACAGTTTCTCTAGGGCTTTTTTATTTTGCAAGTAGATTCCCATGGTGTTTTCGTTGGTTAGACCGAGAGATAGATCCATAGAATCTTCTCCCTTTTCTTCCGAGGACTTCATTCCTTTCTTTCCAAGAGGATCGCGACCGAATACGTCTTGATCTGTTCCGATTATAGACTTGTACTTCTGTGGCCTTCCAGGAACTTTCTTAGGCTCGTAAGGATTCAGTTCGTCGTATCCCGTAGGTAGATCCAATTTTGAGTCTGCCTTTCCTCCGTATAGGCTTGCCAACTGGTGAGGAGTACCAAACGCTTGTCCTGATTCTGATGGATCGTTTCCTTCCTCTTCGATCTGTTTGTATCTGAACGTTCTCTTCTTGTCTTCGAGTATTTGATCTTCTAGTTCTGCGTATTGATCTTCTGAGAAGTGGAATATCTTGTCGTAGATGAAGTCCCTTGGCAATAGAGCGGACTCCATCGCTGTGTTTGCGAGATCCACTTTCTCTTTGAATAGCGCTATCCTTTCTTGGTCGTAGATAATAGAAGGGTTAGTAAGAGATATCGTAAAATTTGCGGCTGATTCGTTCGTGTATCCATTTGCGTATAGGTGTACTAGTCCGATTTTGGTTAGTTCAGATATTGCAATCTTTTGTATTCTTTCTACCGTTCTCGCAAAGCGAATATCTTCTGCGGCAAGGGTAGCTTTACCTGTCAAATCCTTTTCGTATCCCATGAAAGCTTTAGGTATCTTTAGGGCTGCGAAAAGTTTCTCCTTAAAGTAGTTTACGTCTTCGATTCCGTTGTAGTCCAAGCCTTTAGCGGTGTCTATTCTTGTAGTCTGGTCGTTGCCACGAACAGGAATAAAGAAGTCTTCGAGCAAGTTCTGTTGGTTGTACTTCAAATTGTACTGACCTGTGTTTGGATCCATGAGAGGAGTCTTCTTCATCTTGTTGATCATCCTCTGCATGTAGTTCTCGACCTCAGTTGGAGGTATCGCACCGACGTTAACGTAGAATATCCTTCTTTCTGGAGCCCTTACGATACGATGAATCAACATCGCGTCTTCGATGAGCACGTACTGCTTGAACAGCTTACGAGCTGGCTCTAGGTAAGATCTGCCGTAAGGTAGGTAATTGACGTCTCCAGTAAGCCTGAAGTGCGCCATCTCGTAGTTATCGAAGTATATTCCTGAGTCGTTCTCGTTGAATGTATTAGTGTATCCTGCGGAGTTTGTCAACGCGGCGTTAGGATCGTACTTGAACCTGACTTCGTTTGGATTTTTAGGATTGTAACCTTCCTCCCTAACGATGTTGTAAGAAGAGAAAGGAATTACGTTATAGACTCCGTAGTCTTCAGCGATTTCCATCTTCAAGAAGAAGTCACCGTACTTACACATGTTACGAATCCAAGACCAAAGATTGAATTCTACGTTAAGCACTGAGTAATATAGGTTGTAAAGAAGCTTTTGAATGTTTTCGTCAGAAGATCTGATTTGTAGCACTTCTCCCTGTTCGTTCTTTAGGGTTGCTTCGTCAGCGATAATATCGAGTGCTGATGCTACGATTGCGTCCGTGTCCATAGCGTCGTAGTCAGCGTATATTTGGACCCTTGCAGAGCGATAGTTCTGCGCCAAGTTCAAGTTCACACCGTAAGCGGTGGAAGTCGTGTAGACTTTGTTGAACCTGTCTATGAGAGAGTTTGTCTGAATGACACCGGAAGTTTGTATCTTGTCGGAGTCGATCACTTTCAGCATGCCACCGCCTTCGTTGCGTATGATTACGTCCGTGGAAAACAAACGCCTTAGCGCTGTAAATAAATTCTCTGGT